TAACATCGTATTTCGGTTTATCGTCGTCCTATCAAAACGGATGCGACCGACGGCGACCCGGAATATTACGGGTATGACGAAACGACCGTTGAAACGTCGGCGGGCAATCCCCGTTTTTTGGATTTGTTGTTGAACATTCAACAACGCCGGGCAAAGATGTTGGGATTTGATGCACCCGTTAAAATCGAGATACCCAGATACAACGCCGGGACGGACGACGATAAACCGAAATACGATGTTAAGGCAATCCCGGACGACCTGTTGTTTGCCGTCGCCGACAAATTGCAGTCCGCCGAATTTCAAAGGACAATCGCCGAGAAAGGAGGGGCGCAATAATGGCAAAGCGAATGAATGTTGTTAAACAGGTTGTAACCAAAACGAACCATTATTGCGGGGATTGCGGACACGGTGTTTGGTATTTCGACCATGAGAATTTAGATGTTGCAAATAGATTGCCGATTTGTTGCCGTTGTCCGTTTACCCCGAACCGTTCCCGGATAAGGAGCGAAACGGCGTGTTTGAATTGGAGACCGAAAAAGCCCGGCGAATTGATAGTTACACCCGATAAAATTGTACGACCATGAGCAACGAGGAATTATTGAAGATGTACGAGGCAATCAAGGCAGACCCCGGCGAATTGGTGCGAGCCGCCGCCCGTAAACGTCTTATCAACTTTGCCCGGTATATGCAACCGGATTTGGTATTGGAACCGTTCCACGTCGTATATTATACCCTGTTGGATATGTTTGCGCACGGCAAAATACGAAAGATGATTGTACAACAGCCGCCGCAACATGGCAAATCGGAGGGGTCAAGCCGCAAATTACCCGCATTTATGTTGGGGTTAGACCCCGACCGCAAAATATGTATCGGTTCGTATGCGGCGACAATCGCACGGGATTTTAACCGGGACGTTCAACGAATAATCGACACGCCCCGGTATCGTGAATTATTCCCCGGCACGTACTTAAATGGGTCGAACGTCGTAACAATGGCGAATACCTATTTGCGCAATTCCGATGTTATCGAAATGGTCGGGCGTAAGGGGTCGTTGCGTGTCGTCGGTCGTGGCGGTTCGCTGACGTCTAAAACCGTGGACGTTTCGATATTGGACGACGTGTATAAAGATTACGCCGAGGGTAACAGCCCGATAGTACGGGCGGCGGCGTGGAAATGGTACACGACCGTTGTACGCACCCGTTTACACAACGATAGTCAAGAATTGATTGTATTTACCCGTTGGCACGACGACGATTTGATAGGACGCATTGAAAAGAGCGGCGAAACGATTATTGATGTTAAGTGTTGGGCGGATTTGGAGGACGTAACGCCGGGGGCGTGGGTGCGCATAAACTTTGAGGGGTTGAAAACCGGGGAACCGACCGAGATAGACCCACGGGAACCGGGGGCGGCATTATGGGAAAGCCGACACAGTAAGCAAAAGTTGGAAGCGCAAAAGGCATTAGACCCGGTGCAATTTCAATGCCTGTATCAAGGCAACCCCGGTTCCGCCGAGGGTCGATTGTACCAACCTTTCAAAACGTGGGTCGAAAAATCCGATTACGGCACGTACATTCGTTCCGGCGCATACATTGACGTTGCCGACGAGGGCGACGACCTGTTGTTTGCCGCAACGTATGACGTGTATAAGTCCGACAACCTGTTTTTCAACGAGAAAACAAAGCGCATGGAGCCGATATTGTTTGCCCTTATTACAGATATGGAAATGACGGACGAAAATACGGACGTTACAACCGTAACCGTCCCGGCGATGATTAACCGGAACGGGACGCAAAAAGCGTGGGTTGAGAGCAACAACGGTGGTGCGGGTTACGAAAAGGTTATTAAAAAGAAAGTCCGGGCGATTACCGACCCGTTTTATCAAGGGGGCAACAAGGAAAGCCGGATAATAACAGCGTCCGCAATGGTTAATCAACATATAATTATGCCGTTCGGTTGGGAAACCCGGTACAAAGCCGTTTACGACCATGTAACCGGATTTTTGCGCAATTTCGGTGCCAATACGCACGACGACCCGGAGGACGGATTGACCGGGATATATGAAAAAGAGATTGCGGACGGCAATATACAGCCATACGCACACGCAAACCGAGGCGTAAGACGACGCAATTAGCAATATTTTTGAGATATGCAAGATTATCCGGGAAAAAGTTTATAAATTTGTAACCGAAACGAGAGGGCAAAGGGACAGCCCCGGAGAAAGTAATAATATTTTTAACGTTAAAAACAAAGAAGTATGATTTGTAAATGTCCAGCGGCGGCGTCGTTGCCCGATGTACCCGCAATTACGTGTTCGGAGAGTTTCGGACAGGTTCAGAAAGTGGCTTTTCAACGTCTTAAGAAAGACGACGGAAGCAAAAACAGTTTTACTAGTGAAAAAGCGATTACGGCGTTAGCGTCGTGGACGCCCCTGTTATCGGCGGCGGATAGCACGAAAATAGTTGTTTCGCCGTATATCCAAGCCCCGACCGCCGAGGCGGGAGCCGCCCGCACCTTTGGAGGCGGTAACGAAACGTTAGGAGGCGTCGAAGAGATTATTGGACGTGAACCAACCCCGTTTACCGGAGTTATCCGCAAAGCCCCGCAGGAGGTTATCAAGGCATTAAAGGAAATGCAATGCGAAAGTTGGGGCGACAATTTGGGTATCTTCATTTTCGACGAAAACGGCGCAATCGGCGCAATCAAGGGGAGTACAGACGGTACATATTACCCGATACCGATACATTCGTTGTTTATCGGCGATAAGACGTTGGGCGGATTGGAAGCCCCGGACAGCAACGCAATACAATGGTCGTTTTTGCCGAATTGGTCGGACGATTTGGCGATTGTTGCCCCGGCGTTTAACCCGCTTACGGATTTGAAACCCGCATCAAAGTAATGACGGCGAAAGTTACAAAGGTCGTGTTGGAGTGTCCGACCCTTAACACGACCGAAGAATTTGAGATTAACCACGCCGAACGCCTGTTGCGGATGCCTAACAATGGCGGTTGGCAGTTGCCCGAAAAAACACCTTTTGAATTTAGCAAAGAAAATGGGATTAGATATAAAACGCATAAGAAAGGAAATAACGGAACCGAGGAAAAAGGCGACGATAAATAAAGCGGTCATACACCAAAACCGCATTAAATTTCACGCCCAAACCAACGTAACGCCCTTAATGTGTTTACCCACGACCGATTTTTTGGCATGGGTTCAAAATCTTATCCCGCACGATAAATTCAAAATCTTCAAAACATTGTTCCGTTACCCCGTTCGTACCAACGAGGTAACGGGCATTTGTTTTGATAAGTTGAGCCGTATTTTCGACGGTCGTAACCCGGCGTTCAACTATCAATTTCAAAACACGGAACAACGGGACGATTGGGAGTATTACCGCCAAGATGTATTAAAGGAGCCGGAAATTTGGAATACGAAAGGTTGGGAGTTTTTCAAGACGGAAATAAACAGCGTCTTAATAGTTGATTTGCCCGCCGAGCAAAACCCCGCCGACCGATACCCGACCCCGTATTTTTATTGGCTACCTATCGAAAGCGTCATAACCTTTGAGGCAAACCGGACAACCGGGGTTATGGATTGGATAATTTTCCGCCAACCCGATAAACGTATTGCAGTTATTGACGATGAACGATACAGAGTATTTGCAGAGGACGGCGGCGGCAACATAGGCGAATTATTGGTTGATAACCCACACGATTTGCGCTATTGCCCCGCCCGTTTCTTTTGGAACGAGCCAATGAATTTGCGAGAACCGGACGTTAAACAATCCCCGCTAACAAAAGAATTGGAGGCGTTGGATTGGTTTTTGTTTTTCCATATATCGAAGCGGCATTTGGATATGTACGGGGCGTACCCGATATATTCCGGTTACGAACAATCGTGCGATTTTACAAACGCCGAAAACGGCGATTATTGCGACGGTGGATTTTTGAAAGACAAACAAGGGTATTACAGGTTAGACCAAGCCGGGTTATTGATGCGTTGCCCCAAGTGCGGCGACAAACGGATTACCGGGGCGGGTTCCTTTGTTGAAATACCGATACCGGACGGGGACAAACAACCCGATTTGCGGAACCCGGTACAAATGTTGACCGTTGACCGTACAAGTTTGGATTATAACGTTGAGGAAGAAAAGCGATTGCGGGAAAACATTATTACCGCCGTCGTCGGACAAAACGAGGAAGTAACCCAACGGGAGGCATTCAACGAACAACAGGTTAAAGCCGCATTTGAGAGCCAAAGCACGGTATTAAACCGAGTGAAAAAAGGCTTTGAAGCCGCACAACAGTTCGTCGATGAAACGGTTTGCCGATTGCGATACGGCAATATGTTCGTATCTGCAAAAGTCAATTACGGCACGGAGTTCTATTTGTACGACGCAAGCGAGTTGCGGAACCGTTACAAGTTGGCAAAGGAAAGCGGCGCAAGTGAGGCAGAATTGGACGCCCTACAAAATCAGATTATCGAAACGGAGTACCGGAACAACCCAACCCAATTGCAACGTATGTTGATATTGGCAGAGTTGGAGCCGTACCGCCATTTGACCCGGAACGAGGTATTGGATTTGTACGGGCGTAACTTAATCCCAGAGAATGAATTGCGTATAAAGTTGAATTTCGCTAACTTTGTCCGCAGGTTTGAACGGGAGAATACAAACATTTTGGAGTTTGGAACGCAAATACCATTCGACAAAAAGATTTCAGTAATAACAAGTAAATTTAATGATTACGCAAATGAACACAATGTTAAGTAGTCAAATTTGGAAATTTAATAAATAAATTAAAGTTATGAGAGTAAAAGTAAACGATGGTAAAACAAAGGACGTCGCAATTACCGACGTCACCCCCGAAAATTACATTGTACCGAGCAACGAACAACATTTGTATCATTGCATTATTGAGGTGCGCAAGTTTGACAGCGAAACGGGCAAACGCTTATCCGTTCCCCGTATCCAAAAATTCGGCAAAAAGTCCTTTGAAAACGGCATTTTGGACGCACTGAAAAAACAGGGTTACACGATTACCGTATTGCACGACCCCAACGAGTACGTCAAGGCGCAAGCCGAGGAAAAAGCGGCACGAACAGCCGCACAGCAGAAAGCCGCCGAGGAAAAAGCCGCCGCCGATGCAAAGGCAAAGGCAGAAGCCGAGGCGAAAGCCAAAGCCGAGGAAAAAGCGGCGTTAAAGGCTGAAATTTTGGAGGAATTGAAAGCGGCGGGAGTTATCCCGGCGAAACCCGCCAAAGAAAACAAAGCCGAGGACAAACCCGGAGCGAAAAAGTAACAGAGTATTAAACAATTAAAAAATACGATTATGGCACAGATTGCACAGCAGGACAATTTGGTTATTGAAGTAACAACAACCGCCGCCGCATTGGATAGCAACACAAAAAACAAGTTGATTGCTTGTATTGAGGGCGGCACAATTGCCGATGTTGTTTTGGTAACAAAAGAGGTTGAAAAAAAAATCAGTCATGCAAAAATTATTAGTTGGCTGGTTGACACAACCGGGGATTCTCCAAAGTATTCTATACTTATTGTAAACGCTAACAGCGCAGCGATTGAAACAATTGCGCTGAATTAAAAATTCAAAGGGAAAGAATTATGTTAACGAGAGAAATTTTAATTGCAAATGCGGCTTTGTCCGGTTTGACGGACGAACAAATTGCGGCAATTACAACATTGTCCGCCAACGACGAAAATAGCGTTATTGCCAAAAAGACGGGCGAAATTTACGGCGGATTGGATGCCGATATTTTGGCGGCGTCCGGTATCGCAAAGAACGGAACCGAAAAGACGTTTGATTACGCAAAACGTGTGGTCGCCGAGTTCAAAACCAAAGCGGAAAGCGCAAGCGCATTGCAAACCCAAATCGACAGTCTGACGAAAGAAAAGGCACGTTTGGAAAAGGCAATTGCCGACGGTGCGAGCGATGCGGAAACCGCAAAGGCTTTGAAACAGGCGAAAGCCGATTTAACGGCGGTAACAACACAGTTTAACGACCTCAAAAGCAAGTACGATGAAGCCGAAAAGAAATTCCAAACGGAATTATTCGGCGTCCGTATCGAGGGCGCATTGCAGGCGGCAACCGCCGGGTTGAAATTCAAACCGGGATTGCCCGAAAGCGCAACAAAGGTTTTGTTGGCGCAAGCAATCGACAAAATCAAGGGTATGAACCCCGAATATATCGACGACGGCAAAGGCGGCAAAATCATTGCTTTTAAGGACGAAAGCGGCGCAATTATGCGTAACCCGAACAATCAGTTGAACCCATACACCCCCGGCGACCTGTTGGCAAAGGAATTGGATACAATGGGTATTTTGGATAAGGGACGCCAAGCCGGAGGCGGCGGAACGTTTCCATCGGGTGGCGGTTCCGGCGGTGGTAGCGGAACAACCATTGACGTAACGGGCGCAAAAACCCGTGTCGAGGCTTACGAAGCAATCGCCGCAAACCTTATGGCGCAGGGCTTAACGGCGGGTTCCGAAAAGTTCGACGCCGCAATGAAACAGGCATGGCAGGACAACAATATTGCCGCATTGCCGGAAAAGTAAACAATCACGGGTAAAGGGTAAACCCGCATTTAATAACAATTAAATTTTAAGATTATGTCATTAGTAGCAACAAGATTGCAGAATTGGCGGATTGAGAACCCGGAATTAGACCGTAATATGACCCGCCCGTGTGAGTATGGCGCATTGGATTTCTTCATTGAGCAAACCAACGCCCCGTCCTCAATCATTAACCCAAATTTGCGTGACCGTGCGTTTGCTTCTATTGGTAACACGGTGCAAGTACCCGTTATCAATTACGACGGCGATGTACAGGTTAGCAATGTCCGTTCGTGCGTTATCGCTGACGATGAAAATACGTCCGCATTGGTAACGGTTGTTTGGGCGACTTATGCCATTGGCTTTACAATGGTTCCCGCCGCCTACATGAACAACGAAATTTCCTATGAACACGACTTTTTGCGCAAAATGGAAAAGACGTGCCGTGCTTTGGCGGACAAATTGGACGTCGGAGCCGTTGCCGCATTGGAGGCAAACAAAACGCAGGTGTTCAAAACGTCACTTAATTACACGCAGTCGGGCAACGTTGTACAGGTTCCAACCCAAATGGCGACCGAGATTTTGGGCGATATTAACCCGATTATGCGGGCTAACTGTTACCCGGAATATATCCACATTATCGCCAACGCCGGGGTTGATAGCCTTATTCGTAAACTTGCACAACATGGCGTTTACAACGACGTAAACAAGCGCATGGAGTACGACAACAAGGTTTTGCACTACACAAACAACGTAACCGACGAATCGGGCAAAATGGGAACCATGTTTGCCGTTGCTGACGGTAATGTTGGTATCCTTACACGTGTTGACCGTGAGGCATTGCGCCGCACCCGTGCGAATTTCCACGAATGGGACGTTGTACGTTTGCCGTACATTGATTTGCCCATTGGTTCGCACTATTACACCGCCGTTGGCGACCAGTCCGCAATTATGGGCGACGCAACCGCCGATTTGACGTGCGCCGTTAAGGAGTATTTCGGATTTTCCGTTGACGTTGCCTACATGGTAGCATATAACAGAAAACCGGAAACCGTGGCAAATCCGATTATCAAAGCCGAGATTGCAGAACGCAATCCGAACGAACCGTTAGGAATGCCCGTATATGTAACCAACGCCGGGGAATTTCCCGCCGGAGGTGGCGCATAACGCCGGAGCATAACGAATTGTTAAACCGAGGGGACGGGGTGGTTATCCCCGCCCCCTTATTTATTTCAAACGCAGATGTATCGATTAGAAGAAATACAGGACGCATTATTGCACGTCGTCGGGTGGGAACAATCATACGACCCGGCAAAGGCGATAGACGACAATTTAACGCAGACGGAAAGCGGTTTGACGTTTCAAGGTGCGCACCCCCTTGTAACTTTGGATAATGTCCGGGCAATCGTCCCGGATGATTTCGTTTTTCAATATCCGGTTTGGAATATGATAAGGGAATACAAAGCTGGGGCAAAGGTTCGCCACAACAACAAAGTTTGGATTGCGGCACGGGACAACCAAAACGAGGAACCGACCGAAAGCGATTTTAACGACGATTTTAACGACGATTACGGCAACCCCTATTGGCAACCGTACAATTTCATTTCCGATTATTTGGAACGGTTGACCCGTAACGGTATTGCGCAAATGGTACAAACATTCACGCAGATAAAGGGATTGGATAAGGAAACAAAGAACCTATTGGAGCGGCGCACGTTCTTTGACGGTGCGGGACGTATCCGGGCGACGTTGCCGAATAATCATAAATTAGTCGGGTTTGAAATTGTCCCGGTTCGTTCTATGGGCGTAACAATGAAAATCGAGCAAATCGGGTTGCAAATGACGGGCGCAACCGGGGTTGTTCGTATGTATCTTTTCCATTCGTCCCAAATTGACCCGATAAAGACGTTTGATTTGAATTTTACGCAGACAAACGGCGGTTTTCAATGGTTCCCGTTGAAAGATTGTTATTTGCCGTATATCAGTACCGGAAACAACGCCGGGGGGTCGTGGTTCCTTTGTTACAACCAAAACGATTTGCCCGCCGGGATGCAGGCAATTAACATGACAAAGGATTGGAGCCGGGAGCCGTGCGGGACGTGTACGGGTTACGTTGATTTGGAGCGTTGGCGGGAAATAACCAAGTATTTACAGGTATCCCCGTTTATGATGAACGCCCCGGAAACATTCGACGAATACCCGGAGTTGTGGGATATTGCGTTGACGATGTACACCAACACGCAGAATTACGGGTTGAATTGCGAAATAACCGTTGGTTGCGACCTAACGGATTTTATCATTAAGGAAAGGCAGATTTTCCAAACGGTTATCCAACGACAGGTCGCCGCAATCATGTTGCGCACGTTGGCGATGAACCCCGATGTTAAGGTAAACCGGAACCAAGTAAACGCAACCAGGTTGGAAATTCTTTACGAATTGGACGGCAACGTTGAGGGTCGCCCCGGCGGTTTGGGTTATGACCTTAAAAAAGCATACGAGGCGTTGCGGTTGGATACGCAGGGTATCGACCGTATTTGCCTTACTTGTAATAACCACGGCGTAAAATACCGGACAACGTAAGATTATGGCGGGGTTAAAGTCAATACAGGATTTACGCAACCGGGTTGCCACGTTCAACAACGGGTTATCGTCCGGCGCATACATTCAACAAATCATTTGGGACAATGACGCCTATATTGTTGATATGAACGCCGAGGAACAATTGTTTGAACAGGGTATTAACCGTTTGGGCGTGGATATTATGGATTATGCCCCGTATTCGCCGTTGACGATAGCCATAAAGGAGGAAAAGGGACAACCGACAAACCGGGTAACGTTACGGGATACCGGGGATTTTGAAGCGTCGTTTTTTTTGGAAGTCGGCGACAAACAGTTTGAAATAAAAGCGTCGGATTTCAAAACGGAGGACTTAATAAAAAAGTACGGGCGGCAAATATTGGGATTGACGGACGAAAATATTGCGGCGTTGATTTGGCAATATATATTCCCGGACTTAATAAAGAAAGCAAAAAACGTATTATATGGCAACGAATAAGAGAACAGCCCCTATTATCCCCAACCCGGTTTTAATCGACCGGGTTTTGGGGAACATACAAACCGGGTTAATGGATAACGTCGATTGGTTGGACGTCGCATTTGGGCGGGCGCAACGTATCGCCAAAGTGATACAGGGCAAACGCTATTATACCCCGAACGTATATGCGGGCGGGACGGAATGGAGAGGCGACAATGATTATATCGACGTTTCCCCGGATGCCAATATTGGCAATTTTTCGTTCTTTTGGATAGACGACCCGCAAACGGTCGGTTGGGTTCCCAAAGAGCAAAGCGAGATTAAAGCCCCGTTTTCCCTTATTGTTTGGTTCGATTTGCGCAAGGTTTACCCCGGTCAACTCAACAACCGGAATACCGAGGCATTGAAGAACGAAATATTGACCGTCCTAAATGGCGGTTTTTGGCTGAAAGACGGGACGATTGTAATAAACCGGATTTATGAGTTGGCGGAAAACGTGTACCGTGGGTTTACGTTGGACGAAATAGATAATCAATTTTTAATGCACCCGTTCGGCGGTTTTCGCTTTGAGGGTGTATTGTCAGTTAATCAACCTTGTAACATTTAACGATATGGTAACTTTCATTATTTGGGTTTTGGTCGTGGCAACCGTGGCGGCGTTCCTGTTGACCCTGTTAAAAAAGTGGGGCGTTATTGAGTACGTCCAAGTTCACGGCAACGACTTTTTTGTTAAGATGTTCAATTGCGGCTTTTGCTTATCATGGTGGGCGGGGGTCGTTTTGTCCGTCCTGTTTGCTATATGCACCGGGAACCCGGCATTGTTATTGGTTCCGTTTTGTTCAACAGTCATAACCCGCATACTCTTATGAAAACGACAAAGATAGGGGAACGGGCGGTTGTGTTGTACGACAGTATCGACGAATTGCCGATTTTGCGATTTCACGCATATAACAAAATGTTGCTTATCGACGCCGGGGTTGGGTCGGATTTGAACGATTGGGATGCGCATATTGAAAAGGCAATCCGGTTTATCCGAAAGGAAAAGCCGGATTTGGCGGAAAAGGAATTGGATAATTTGCGGCAAAACGTTTATTTCGTCCAATCCGCCATATCGCCAAAGTATTTGGCGTTTGCCTGTTTGGTTAAGTCCGTGGACGGAACCGAATACAACGATATGACGGCGGACGGTTTGCAAAAGGTATTGGATTTATTCGCCGATGCGCCGAACGCCGAGTTGACCGCCCAATTGGAAGCGGTCAAAAAAAAAATAGATGAAGAATTGCAATTGTATTTTCCTAAACTATTCGACGACGCCACGGTTAAAGAGTATTACGACCAATTGAAGCAACGCACGATGTTAATGTTGGATGCGATAATAAAGGGGGACGAAAGCGACAAACGGGAAGAAATAGACCATATTACGACGTTGTTGTTGACTTATACAAAACCCAAATCGTTTAGCGGGTCGGATAGCGTGGAAATACAATACGACAAGCAGTTTGAAAATATGTGTTTGATATTGTCCCAACATTTGCACGTAAACCCAAAATCGTTTACCGTTTTGGAATATTACAACGCATTTGAATACATTAAGGAGCAAGCGAAAAAAGCAAGCAGAAAAAGCCAAAATAAGGCGATTTAAGGTGTTTTATTTTTCAGACGATAAATTATACATTTGAGAAAAGAAAATTGATTGTAGGGCAAATTGCCCGAAAATAACAAAAACAAATAGTCGGATATATGGCAGATAACAACAACCCAATTAAATATTCTGATTTGGTAAGCCCCGATAATTCGATTACTGATTTGATAAAGCAATTGGATGAACTTTCAGACGCATATACAAATGCGTTGAAAAATATTAGGGCGGAAGCAATTCAGTTGGCGGCGGTTCTGCAAAAGGTTTCCGGGGCAACCGAGGACGGCAGGAACACAACTAAGAAAGCCGCAGACGATGCGGAACGTTTGGCACGTGCGCAACGTGATTTGGCGTTTGCAGAAAGCGAGAACGCCAAAAAGTTAGCCGAGTTAAAATTGGCACAACAGGAAGCGAACCAAATTAATAAACTGATTGTGAAAATAAATCAATCCGCCGAGGGTAGTTATAACCGTTTATCGGCGCAATATTCATTGAATAAGATTTATTTAAACAACATGACTAAAGCCGAACGGGAAAACACCGAGGAGGGGCGAAAATTGGTTGCACAAACCAAAGAAATATACGAAGAAATGAAACGTTTGCAGGAAGCAACCGGGAAATTTCAATTGAACGTCGGAAATTATACGGAGGCGTCCGACGCAATTATTGCGTATGGCGACAAATTAAAAGAAACGTTAGGTTTAAATAGCGCATTTGGCGAAAGTCTTTTGGCGTTAGGACGTGGCGGGGCTGAAAGTAAAGCCGTTTTTACAGCTATTGGCGACGGGGCAAAAGCATTGGGAAAAACTTTGTTGGGATTACTTTCAAACCCGGTTTTTTTGGCGATTGCCGGAATTGCGGCGGCGGGTGCGGCGTTTAAATGGTGGTACGATTATAACGCCGGGTTAGTTGAGGCAACGAGATTGACGCAACAATTTACCGGGAAAAGTGGCGATGATTTGAAAGCGTTTAGAAATGAGGTGCAAGCCGTCGCAGATTCGTTCGGCGCAGATTTCCGGGAAACATTGATTGCAACAAACGCATTATCAAAACAATTTGGTATTTCTGCAAATGAGGCATTGCAGTTGGTTAAGGATGGTTTTTTGTCCGGAGCCGATGCGAACGGGGAATTTTTAGACACGTTGAAAGAATACCCGGCATATTTCAAAGAGGCTGGAATATCAGCAGACCAATTTGTTGCGATTGTAGCCCAAACAAACAAAATGGGTATCTTTTCGGACAAAGGCGTTGACGCAATTAAGGAGGCAAATTTGCGTTTGCGTGAAATGACGACGGCGACGGCGGCGGCTTTGGACGGTATCGGTATTTCGTCGGAACAAGTTCAAAAAGATTTGCAGACCGGAACCAAAACAACGTTCGATGTTATACAAGACGTTTCCGCAAAATTGGCAGAATTGCCGGATAATGCGGCAACGGTCGGGGCTGCAATTGCAGATATATTCGGGGGTCCCGGAGAGGACGCCGGATTGCAGTATTTGCGCACGTTGAAAGATATTTCAACAAACATGGATGAAGTAAAAGGGAAAGCCGGAGTTTTGGCGCAATTGCAGGAGGAACAATTGCAAAGCCAAATTGAGTTGCAAAACGCATTATCCGGATTGTTTGACGCAACCGGAGGAAATTTTGAAACGTTGACAACGCAGGCAAAAGTTTTTGTTAACCAAGGATTGACGGCGATAATAAAAGGGGTTATTGATGTTGTCAATTACTTGATTGAGTTATACAATGAAAGTGTTTTGATACGTGCAATTTGGAATGGGATTGTTGCCGGATTCAAAACAACATTTGATACGTTGGGAAATTTGTTTGGATTCTTTATTGATATAGTCAAAGCAACCGGAACCGCATTAAAGGGGGCGTTTACGTTAGATTTTGACGACGTAAAAAAAGGATTGGCAGATTATGCAGCAGCGTACGGAAATTTGGTTAAAGCCCAAGTTAAAGACATAACAGAAAATTTCCAAGAGGGTTTGGAGGGTATGCAAAAGAAAATAAAACCGTTAACAATCCCGGTTTCTGTTGGAGATACCCCGACGCCACAAACAGACAATAAGCCCGTAACGACACAGAACCCAACCGTAACGCCAAGGGGTAAAAGCGATGCGGAAAAGGTAGCAGAACAACAAGCAAAGCAAATTGAAGCGGCTTATAAAAAGAATTTGGAGGCAACCCGGAAATTGCAGGATGCACAATTGCAGTTGGAAACCGACGAATGGGCAAAGCGTAGGCAGCAAACGCAATATCAGTATTCCCGACAGATTGAGGATTTGCAACACCAATTACAGACCGAAAAGGATTTGAACGAAACCGGACGGCAGGCGATAAACGCAACAATTACGGCGTTAGAACAGCAGCAGACAGAGGCGTTGTTGAAAATAGAGCAAGAACGGCAGTTGCAAGAATTGGCATTGCAGAAAGAAAGCATTGAATTACGTTTGCAAGCGGTTAAGCAGGGAAGCGAGCAGGAACGACAATTGCGTATGCAGTTGTTAGAGAATGAAAGACAAACAGCATTGTTGCAGAATGAGCAAAAGCCGACCGGACAACAGCAGGACGCCGGGGTAATTAATGCCGGATTTGACGTTAAGGGAAGCGCAATTGCCGACGAATATTTGCAAACGCAATTAATGATGTTTGACCAACAACAAGCGTTGGCGCAATCTGAATTTGATTTATTAAGAAATTCAGAAGCCCGGAAAACCCAATTCCGTTTGCAGGCAGAAAAGGAACGTTTGCAAAAGGTATTAGAATTGAACGAGCAAGCAGCCAATAAATTGTCTGACGTTGAAGTACAAACAATTCAAAACACAATAAAAAAGATTGACCAAGAAATTGAGCAGTCGAAAGGAGAGGAACGAGGAACAGACATTTACGGTTTGTTTGGGCTTAATTTGGACGACGACCAAAAGGAGGCAATAAGTACGTCCGTTTCCTTTGCCATTGAGCAATTAAATAGTTTTTTGGATGCAAAGGTACAAGCCGCCGACGCCGCCGTTTCCGCCGCCGACAAAGAGGTTGACGCAAGCCAACGCCGATTAGATGCGGAATTAGAGGCACGGGCGAACGGTTACGCCAATAACGTTGCAATGGCTCAAAAGGAATTGGACGTTGCGAAAAAGAACCAAGAAAAAGCCCTAAAGGAGCAACAAAAGGCACAGAAAGCACAGGCGGCAATACAAACGATACAACAAATTGGAAACCTTGTAACGGCGTCCGCTTTGATTTGGTCGCAGTTGGGTTTCCCGTTTGCAATCCCGGCAATTGCTATAATGTGGGGTTCCTTTGCCGCCGCCAAAATCAAAGCCGCCCAATTATCCAAATCAGCCAACGCCGGGGGTTCGGAAAGTTACGGCGATGGTACGGTTGAATTGTTGGCGGGCGGTTCCCACCAATCCGGGGACGACGTGGATTTAGGAACCAAACCGGATGGAACCCGGAGGCGTGCCGAGGGCGGGGAATTTTTCGCCGTTATTAATAAACGTAATTCCCGGAGGTTCCGCCGAATAATCCCGGACGTAATTAATAGTTTGAACCGGGGAACGTTCGCCCAAAAGTACCTTAATGCCTACAATACCGACGGCGTTAATGTAACGGTTCAACAAAACAACGCCCCGGATTTGCGAGATTTGAAAAACGATGTAAGGGAGATTAAAGAACAAAACCGCCGCCGTCGTTACGTCGATGGCAACGGTAATGTTATTGAGGTTTACAAGAATTTGACACGTAAAATTAAAAAATGATATGAACCCAATTTATAGACATTCATTTTCCGATGTGTTTTTTAAAACCGGAATTATAAACGCTAATACGGGGGCTTTGATTACGTCCGGGGACGCAGTACAAAATCGCTATTATAGTACCTATGTTTCTGTTAGTAATGTTTACCCCCGTGTTTTGTTAATTAATACAGGGGTTGACCGTGGGGCATTTTATGATAGCAATAAAAAATTTATAAGTAGTTTTATTGGAGTAACGACGGGTTCGGTTGATATTCCAAGTAATGCGTATTATTTGCGATTTGTCGTTTATAAAACAAGATATAACGCCGGAACGGTATTTGCCCGGTTAGGAACGGCAACGGCGCAAAATTTGGTTTACGGACGTAAAGCCAACCCGATATATAAGGACGATTTGGCAAAGGAGTACGAATTAGAAACGAACCAACGGTTTTATCGTGCCAAATTATCCGGGAAAATATCATTTATTCGGGATGATTACGATTTTATAAATACCCGTCCGTTTGATTATGAGTTTTTGTACGGGATAGATAAAAGCAACGACGGCGGTAAAACATGGGTTCCCTATTTTTCCGGTAAGTTTATGAAAACAGATTGTACATTTGTCGATTATGATAAAAAAGTTACCGTACAACCCGATGTAATAGACGATTATAACGACGTGTTGGCGGGATTGGAAAAGGAATACAATTTAATAACGTTAGCCCCGACAATCCAACGGATAACGATAAACAAGCGTCCATTAATTCAAATATACGTTCCGGGGGATAGTGTTGTTTCTTGTTTTTTGGGCGGTACGAATTGGGAACAAGACGCAAACGCCACGACCGACCAAAACGCATTAGTACAAACCTATCATTTTGCTTTGTGCAATATATTGAAAGAAATACAAATTACGTCCAACGGTTCCCCGGCGGTAATATCCGGGCTTTATACCGGACGAATGGCGACGGGTGCAAGTGCGGACGTATTCGAGGGGAAATTATACCCGGAATTGAATGTTAATTATTATATCTATATTTCACAACAACGAATAAACGGGGGGTTGCCGTTTGGTATTGCTGTAGTTGAAATACGGAAACAATCCGACGATACGGTAATGTTTCGTTATCAAAAGGTAACGCAGGAACCGTTTGATACGTTGGAATTTGATTTAACCGCCGTTGAGGGTTCCGGGGCAACCGGAACAATGCACGCCGATATGAAAAGTTATAATATATACGCCCGGTATTTGTGCGATGTGGAAAAAATAGACGACCTAAATACATATCCATTGCCCGCCGATGATATAGTTGATAATAACCGTAATTATAGGCGTGCGATTGGTTACGCAATCGACGTGGCGTTTATTTCAAACAACTTTTCATATACCCCGACCGAGTGGGGATTAGCGGACAACGGAAAGTATTTTGCGCCGCCCTATTCCATATACGGACAAACGTTTTATCCAATTGCCCGGTCAACGTGGCGTTATGCGTCGTTGTGGTTTGGGTTTTATCTGATGGATTGGTTATTAGAGGAAAAAGCCCGTAAAGCATATACTTTGCGGGATGCGTTCCCGGTTGCGTCGTGTATATCTGTTTTGCTCAATCAGATTGCGCCGGGCATTACGCACGCAGCCACGGCGGAATATAGCCAATTTTTATACAGTGGAAACAATCCAATATCCGGGTTGAATTTCCGTTTGCTTGTATCACAGAAAACCAATATTATAAACGGGGAATATCAGCAACCCGCACAAAAAGCCCCGACAACCTTACAACAATTTACCAATATGTTACGGGATTGTTTCAAATGTTATTGGTTCATTGAGGACGGCAAATTTAAAATTGAGCATATCCAATATTTCCGCAATGGCGGTTCCTATTCCGGCGGGGCTATATTAAGCCACGATTTGACAAAGGAATTAAATTTGCGCAACGGGAAACCGTGGGCGTTCAACACGTCGGAATATTCGTTTGATAAGGTCGATTTGCCCGAACGTTACCAATTTGAATGGATGGACGACGTTACGGCGGCTTTTGAGGGATTGCCGATACAAGTAATTAGTAAGTATGTAACGCCCGGAAAGGTTGAGGAAATTAATATATCAAATTTCACGTCCGATATTGATATGATGTTGTTAAACCCCGGTAACATAAGTTCCGACGGGTTCGCCTTGTTTGCCGCCGTTCCGCCAACGTCCGGGTCGCAATGGATATTGCCATTTACCCGCCAAACAATAAACGGCGTCGAATACTTTTTGCAAAACGGATATTTGGCGTTTATCAATTTGCAATCCCCGTATTGGATGTATGATTTACCCGCCCGTCGTGTATCAATAAACGGTTCCGAGGTTTACGCATACGGTATTGAGAGAAAGAAGAAACAAACGTTTAGTTTTCCGGCAAATGACGACCCAAACCCGATGCAACTAATAAAAACCTATATCGGTAATGGTCAAGTTGATAAATTAAGCGTAAATTTGCATAGTCGTTCAATTAAAACAACTTTGAAGTATGACACCGAATAACAATTTGTCTGTATTGCCGTTTTACGAGGGCGTGCAATACCAAGATTATAAAAAATCTTATGCGTATGGCGACGTTTACCCGTTGTTTACGCCGTTGAATAAGATATTGCCTTTTCAAATTATACGACCGACCCGAAGCAACCAAATTGCATGGGTTCGATTGTATAATTATAAAATGACAAAAAGGATTGCAGATATAACCCAACCGATGAAAGAAACCGGATTGCAAATTGTTCGTTATCAATCATACGGTTATGATGTTATATTGTACCCCGGTAATTTATTGATGGCTTTAAATGTGGCAACCGAGGGGCGATATATGATTGCGATAAATGACGGCGTTCAAACTTATTATTCGGATGTGTTTACATGGGTTAATGGAATGGACGGTTATTTGTGCATTGAATGGAGCGACGCCGAAAACATGGAGGTTGACGGCGGGCAAATAGTGTACGACGTTGCGCAATTTAAAAACCGGGTTTACGTGTGTGCCGAGTTAGGAAAGCCGGAATACAAGTTTGAGGAAGAGGGCGAAGAACGTGACGGGTATTTTTTCCCCGAAAAACAAATATCCGAAAAGACGTTCCGGTTTATATTTTTAGCCCCCGAATACCTTTGCGACGTAATGCGGTTAATCCGTATGAGTGATTTTGTTACGGTGTATAGTCAAGGCAGGAAATACGATTGCGATACGTTTTTGATTACCCCTAAATGGCAAACACAGGGCAATTTAGCGTCGGTTGAATGTGAATTTGAATGCGCAACGGTCGTTAAGAAAATCGGGCGGGGCGTTATTTCAACAATTGGTGGTGATTACAACAAAGACTTTAATAATGATTTTAATAACAATGATGTGATTTAAATTTTTATCAGTATGGGAAATTACGAAGAATTGAAAGCCGCCGTTGTGTCCGTTATCAAGACGAACGGCAATCAAGAAATCACGGGTCAAGTGTTACAAAACACGTTGACAACGTTAATTAGTCAAGTCGGGGCTAATGCGACATTTGCCGGAATTGCCACGCCGGACACCGCGCCGGGGGCGCCCGACCAAAACGTTTTTTACATCGCCACTGAAAACGGTCAATATGTTAACTTTGATGGTATAACAGTTACTGATGAAGTCGCAATTCTTACAAATAAAAATGGGAATTGGGCAAAGAGTGTTACGGGAATAGCGTTATTGGATGCAGCTAATAGAGATATATTTTACAATGTATCATTTAATTTCCCCAATGATGGTATCGACGGAACAAATAAATACACTTTGCAAACAGCAATTGAAAAGGTTCCACAAAATCTTAGAGTACAAGGATTGAAATGTATTTTTATGAATAATTCAAATACAACATTGGATAGTTGGACTTTTCAAGGTGGGGAATATACAGATTTAGGAAGATGGATTCCTACTATATTTTTAGGAAGTAGAGTTCTTTCAATTGATACATTATCGGATTTTTCAACATTAGACAATGTAAAAGATACCGGAATGTATTATATTAGTCGTGGTGCATTTAGATTTTGGGGGATTTTAAGGGTTTATTATGGAGGATATCATATAAAATCCATAATACAAGAATATAGTGGAATTTTTGGTATAAACAACGGTGGAATTTCAAACGGTTATAAAAATGTAGAACACGCATTTAGAATATTCAACATAAGTGATTCAAATTTAAAGCAAGAAATTCCTTTTAATACGTGGAGCAAATGGGAATATAGCGACGAAAAAGTAAACAAAAGAATATTTAGTTCATTATCAAAAAATGTTATAACAAGCGTATTGTATGAAAACTTATTAATTGGTTCTATTGTAGGCGATAACAAGTATTATCATACAGATTTAATTCCGGTAGATAATAATACAAGAATTGATTTTTGTTTGCGTGTAAAAGGTGATTATTTTATAAAGTTCTACACAAAAGAAAAGAACTTTATTAGTGGGATTACAGCACCGGGAGAAACAAGCCAAACAGCAGAATATATCAATATAATACCGCCAAGCGATGCGAAGTTTGTACAATTCCAAACAATGAATGAATTGCATAGTGAATTTGAACAATATAATTATTATATTAATATATATTCTAATTATTGCATAAATAAAGATTTAGAATTGTATGTGAATAGCAATTTGTATGATGTTCCGTTTAGTTGTATGGAACAAGGAACAACAAGAGATTCAAATGTAAATTACGTTGTAACACCATATATAAGCGTATTACATGATTTTCCAATACTTGTAAGTCTTAGAGTAAAAGGAGATAGTATTGGCGCATGGTATGATAAAAACAAACAGCAAATTAGTATTATAAAGTCCGGTTTTGTAGGTCAAGACTTTGGCAATGTAGTAAAAACATTGATTGCACCAAAGGAAGCATCATTTTTTAGACTTATTACAATGTCAGATATGCACCCGGCTTATGAAGAATATGAATACTATATAAAAATACCAAGCATTGCAAATTGCATTAATAATAATAATAGTATAAAAAATGGTTTTGTTGATATATGCAATGATAATTGGAAAGATGGCACAATTGATTCTATTATAGATACATATATTGTATCAGACTATATTCCAATAAATCCATATTCTGAAAATGTTTCATTGTCAATTAGAATAAAAGGCGGTAAATATTTGGCTTTCTATGATAAGGACCATAATGAAATACAATCTTACAGAAGTGATACCGGACAAGTTGAAAATATTATTGAAGAACGATTTGCGCCAACAAATGCCGTATCATTTAGAATTTGCACAATGAAATCAAATCATGCTGAATATGAAGATTACAATTTCTTTTTAAAAAAGGTTTTTTATAAGGTTAACGAATCATTTTCATATAATGTATTACCGTCGTTGGAATTGTGGGCAGCGCAAGAAATAAATTACAATGATGGTTCTTACCCTATAAGTAAAAACTATCTATTTAGTAGCAATGGAGAGAATTTTTATTTTGCGAGAAATAAATACGGAGATGGAATTGAATTTGCATTTAAATTCAACAAAACATTGCAAAATAAAGATGCGTCCGATTATTCATGTGCAGTTTTGCCAAATGGTGATGTTATGTTTATATACAAGTCGGAAGCAGTTCCGGCAGGTACAACAAGCGATGATTGGCAATTGCCTCCAATTATATATGAAAAAAACAATAATTATAAACCTTTAATTGTTGATTTTGGAGATAGTATAAAACCGGGAGGATGGCTGCAAAATGTTGGATTTAATGCTATTTATCCATACAATTGTTTGATATTAGGGGAATATACGAGAGCAACAGCAGAAAAGGCAAGAATATGGAAAGTTGAATACCCATATAACAAAAAGGAAAATTGGAAAATAGTTAAGGAATTTGATGTTGATTATACTACATTAATACCAAATTCTATTAAACATATTCATACAATACAATTCGACCAATTTACCGGATTCGTATATGCGTGTACGGGCGATGAAAATCAAGGCTCTAATATATGGATAAGCAAAGACGAGGGGGAAACATGGGAATTTGTTTTTGGACCGTCTGAAAAATATTGCAGACTGTTAAACTTTGTCTTTACAGAAGATTATGTATATTGGGCAACTGATTCCCCAACGGATAGTTTGCATTTTTTATTCAAAGCGCAAAGAAATGAAAACGGCGTTATAAATGTAGGTGATGCAGAAGAATTAACTCAACTATTGCAGCCGGAAACAGGTATGCTTTTGGCAACATACGGTTTGTCTTATGTTAAAAAATTAAACGTATTAATGTTGTTAGAACGAGTTGACGGCGGAGGTTGGGAATGGATGCCTTTAAGATTGTGGGATTTAAATACAAATCAATTAAAGACTATCGGTAAAATATACAGTATTAGCGGACAAAAAGAAAATATTGGTTTTAGGTGCCAATATTTAGAATTATATCCAAAAGATGATTCAATAATATGCGGATATAATAATTTCTTTTCGTATAGAAATAAAAACAAATTATTGGGGAATGTAAATTCAAGTCTAATTGGTACAAGAATAAACAATATACTTTTAAGATTGGGATATACAGCTAATAATGTGAATATTACATTTGAAACAATTTACAAGTAATGGAAAGAATAATAAATTGGGAACAATGGCGTATGATATTCGCCACGTCGTTAAGCCCGGTTTTAGCCTATTTAACCCCAACGGCTGGATTTATGTACGCATTGATTATAATGTTTGCTTTCAATATTTGGGCGGGTATGCGGGCGGATGGGGTAAGCGTAAGACATTGCAAAAACTTTCGTTTCAGTAAGTTTAAAAACGCTTTGGCGGAATTGCTTTTGTACGTCGTTATTATAAACGTTATTTATTCCGTTATGTTGCAATGTGGCGACGACGGGGCGGCAATGATTGTTATTAAGTCGCTTACATACGTGTTCATGTATGTATATTTGCAAAATGCGTTTCGCAACTTAATTAAGGCATACCCGAAGAAAATAGCCTTACGGATAATATACCATGTTATCCGGTTGGAATTTACACGGGCGTTGCCGTCTTATTGGCAACCGATGATTAACAGATTGGAAAAAGAATTTGGGGACGACCCCGACAAAAACAATAAAAAGAAAGGAGAAAACGAAAATGAGTAAATAAATAATTATATTTGCAACGGGGATAGGTCGGAGTAGCTACCGACCGAAAGGGCAAGCCAACAGCCCGTCCCCGTTTCTTATTTGTTGGCAGTTCTTAAAAGTTGGCAATTATGGAAAATGAGATTTGGAAAGATATTCCCGGATATGCAGGGATATATCAAGTTAGTAATTATGGGCGTGTAAAGTCTTTGCCTAAAAGTTATATTATTTGTAACAAGTATGTTGTTACAGCAAAAGAAAAAGTGTTGAAACAACGTAAAGTAAAAGGTTATAAAATTATAGAATTAAATCATAAAGGAATTGCAAGGCGTTTCCCGGTTCATGTATTAGTTGCAAAAATGTTTATACCAAATCCAAACAATTATCCCGAAATAGACCATATAGACACGGATAGGGCAAATAATAAATTTTCAAATTTGCGTTGGTGTACACATTCTATGAACATGAATAACCCAATTACAAAGGAAAAAATACGTAATATACCAAGAATAAAAGGGAAAGAAAATCCATTGTTTGAGGGGAAAAGCCCGGACGCAAAAGCAGTAATTCAATATGACATGAAAAATAACATTGTGGCTAAATATAACAGCGTACACCAAGCAGCAAGAAAAAACGATTTTAGTTATAGTTGTATTGCAAGGGTATGCAGAGGCGAAAGAAAAACATATAAAAAATTTAAATGGAGTTATGAAACAGAAAGTAATTATTCTTGATGGAGGTCACGGCGTGGATTGTGCCGGGAAACGTTCCCCTATTTGGGGGGACGGTTCCCAATTGTTAGAATGGGAGTTTAACCGTGATATTGTACGCCGTATTGCGGCGATGTTGAAAGCGGAGGGAATAAAGTTTGAAATTTTGGTACCGGAGGACAACGACGTATCATTACCGGAACGTTGCCGACGTGCAAACGTTATCCATGCAGATTGCGGCAACAACGCCGTTTTGTTTAGCGTTCACGGGAACGCCGGAGGCGGCACCGGGTGGGAATGTTATACAAGCGTAGGACAAACGAAAGCGGATGCAATCGCAACCGTTCTTTGCGAAGAAGCGGAAAAGGAGTTTGCCCCGGACGGTTGGAAAATGCGTTTCGATTATATAGACGGCGACCCGGACAAAGAAAGCCAATTTTATATACTGAAACATACGGTTTGCCCGGCGGTATTATCCGAAAACTTTTTCATGGACACGGAGAAAGATTGCCGTTTTATGATGACGGACGCAGGGCGTGAGCGTATCGCCAAAGTACATTACAATACAATAAAACGTATCTTATGAAAAAATATCTAATAATAGCGGCAATTGCTTTGGCGGTTGCCGCCGTTGTCACTATATGGGTGCAACGTTCCCGGATTAATCAGTTAACCGGGGAAAGGGACAAATACAGAACCAACACGGAAACGTTATTGCAGGACGTTTCCCGGTACCAAACAAAAGATAGTTTGAACGCCGCAAAAGTTGGGGTTTTGGAACTGAAATTGTCAGAGTTTGAAAAATACCGGGCGAGCGATGCGGAGTTGATAAAGACGTTGCAGACAAAGAACCGGGAGTTGGAACGGGTTACAACAACCCAAATGGAAACAATCAACGAATTGCGGGCAACCGTCCGGGATAGTGTTGTATATTTGCTCGGCGATACGGTTACGACCGTTTTACGATGCGTCGATATTGTCGAACCGTATTTTGAGTTGCACGGATGCGCCACGCCGGACGGACAATTTACCGGGACGCATATAAACCGGGATAGTCTGTTGATTGTCGAAACGGTGCAATACAAACGTTGGTTAGGTTTTTTATGGAAAACCAAGAAAATAAAGAACCGGGAAATTGATGTTATCAGCAGGAACCCGCATACAAAAATAATGGGGGTTGAATATATAGAGATTGAAAAATGAGTATTTTTGTATCAAATACTTTTTCATTCCATTTATAAGATTGTTTTTAAGGATTAGCCGGGTTTTCCCCGGCTTTTTAGTTTTGCCCATTTTTATCCCCGTAGCTGGCTTTTCTTTCCCGGATGGATAAATTACACATTTCGCCCGAAAAAGTGGCTTAAATCGAAAATTCGACCAAAATAACTATCTTTTGAACCAAAAACAGAATTTTTTGCCATTTTCCGATAAAATAAAAAGAAATTCTTTTGGTAATTAAAATAAAGGTTGCATATTTGCATTGTCAAACAACAACGACGGGGCGTTTGCCCCGAACAATTAAAAGAAAATCAAAATGGCAACAACAATTTACAACGGTTTATTATACACAACAAAAGAAATTAATCGCAATTTCCGCATTAAAATCAACGGTATTGTTGACGGTAAAAAGGTTAACAAGTTGGTAGGCGTTAAAGGATTGATTGAATTGATTGGCGTTGAAATGGCTAATAAGATGTTGCGCCGTGCATTTAATGGCACCGATGATAAAACCGTTTGCAAATTGCGCAGAGGAATAAAGATAAGTTTCTATGTTAAATAATATCCGACCGGGCGGGTTCCCGGAACCAAATACAAATTCGTATGAGTTCAGAAAAAAGAAACAAGTTAAGCGAGATTTTCAAATTGGCGTGGCAGTTCGTAAAACGCAATGGTTATAAACTTTCAGAGGCTTTAAAATGTGCATGGTTGAACATTAAGTTGAAAGCCGAAATGAAAAAACGAATTGTAAAATTCTACTTTCAGAAAATAGACGGTTCATTGCGTGAGGCATACGGAACAATGAACCCGGACATAATCCCGGCACCAACCGGAACCCGTAAACCAGCCGACACGGTTCAAACCTATTTCGACACCGAAAAGCAGGAATATAGATGTTTCAAAAAAGCTAATTTAATTCGTATTGCATAAACAACGCCGGGGGAAACCCCGGCATAAAATAACAAAGACATGGAAAAGTACATTTTGACAAAGACCCAAAAGGGCAAAAAATACTTATATGAAGTTAAGGACGAAAACGGAAACGTTGTTTCAAAAAGGACGTCAACCCGTGATTATGTGGCGTGCAGCGTTAGCGGCGAATTTTATTTTGGTCGTTTGGATTTGGTAGGAAAAGGAGATTACGGAAAGCGATTGGCAGGGGCGCAAAAACGGGCTAATTATTCAACGTCCGTATATATGGCAGACCGTGAGGCGGCATTGAAAGAGGCACGACAATGTATTGCGATAGAAAGGCGTTTAGGCAAATCCCCGGAATGGTTGGAAACATACAAAGCGGATTTTTATAAAAGCATAGACGAACGTTTCCCAACAGACCCGGAAACAATAGAAAAGAAAGTTTCTGAAATTATCGAATACGGAAAACAGATGTTGAACGGACTTACAATTGCATATTTGAAATAATAAACAGCCGGGGAGCAATCCCCGGTTTAATACTTAAAAGCCATGCGGTACGCATTAAGAAAGCAGGATAAAATAAAAGCAGTATTGGGAAAAGAATATTTGGAAAACAATATTCTGCAAAGCCTAAATAAATACTTTGAAAACAGCGACAACGACCGGATATATTCAGACATTGAACCGGACGGGTACGTTACGGATTACGGCAACAAATACCCATTGTTGAGGATAAACGACGTTGCAAACAGCGACGCAATGTTAGAATTTGCCGTTATGGGGCAAATGTACGATGTATTGAATTTGTCTTATGTTGGTAGAATGAAAGGTTAAAATATGGACGTGATAATATTAATTTTCTTTGTATTATTAATTGCAACCCTATTATTGGGTATATGGCAAATAAAGAACCCTAAATTAAAAACCGCTGATGATTTAAGCGACGATTTGTGTTTATATTGTCCTTTGGATGATGACGAAAAAGGAACCCACGGCGTCCCAAATGGATATATAAGTTGTGAGGGGCGTTGTTGCCAAGAAGCGTATGAAATGTATATTGAGGAATGGACGGAATAACAAATTGTATGGAAAGTATAATAATAAAAGAAATTGAAATGATGTTGGAACTACCTTTGCACGAAAGACAAAAAGCGTATTTCCAAGACTTATTAAACGCCGCAAAGCCCGTTAAAATAGTTCCGGCGGCTGATGTATTGGAGGATTACGAATTGGACTACATACGGCACGTAATTAAGCCAAAGCCGAAAGAATGTTATCGAAATTCCCATTTACTTTGCGAGGCGTTCCCGGAACGGATTCTTTATTGTGAGGGAAAAACAAACGTCCCAATACCGATTGACCATGCGTTTAACAAGGTCGGCGACGCATATATTGACATAACATTTGAATTTGCGTTGCATGAAAACCCGTCAATATATGAGTACGTAACATTTGGAGAGTACGACGCAAAGACCATACGAAAAGCAGTATTGGAAACCGGATATTACGGCGAAATTTACAAATGGTTGTATTATCAGAGTAAGAAATAAAAAGACCCCCGGCGTCATAAATCAATATGCACCGGGGGAATTTTACGCAGTAACCGAGAGCGATATTTGGTTGATGCGGTACCACAAAAATATATTGTTTGCCGTAAATTGCAAAACAACCCGCAAAAATAAATTTGAAATAAAAGTATTTATCTTTGGTAATTAAAGAAATATTTGTACCTTTGCATTGAAGTTAAGCCCACGCACGGGGATAGTGCGAAATAATATGAATATCAGAAAAGACAAAGAATTGAACATTTTGGCGAAAGCAGCCGGAAAGAAAGCAACAGAAGTTGAAACAATCATTGTAAATCAATTAATCCAAAAGGAAATGATACAAGACGACCCGGAATTTTGGGGATGCACTTTGTTTGATAGTATCGAACGTGACGTTCCGGTTTCTGATGTTGTCGGCATTATCAAAGCAACCGGAATTTCGGTTGTACGTTCCGAACATTTGGACGCATTTCTGAATTTGGTATTGGTCGGAAAAGGAGATTGCCCGGTATGTGGCGGAGAAATGGAAGTTACCGACGCCGATTATAAATGTTGCGGCGGCGATGGGTATTTAACCCCGTATGAATACGAACCGATATTTGAGGAAAAAACCTGCAAACATTGCGGGCATGTAGAGTAATAACCATAAAAATAAAACAATATGAAATTGAGAGTAAATGAAGCAATCGCCCGTTCCGAGGCGAACGGAAAAAAGGTATTGAAAAAGGATATTGCAGCCCGTTTATTTGAGGGAGCAAGCGAAAGCGCACAGCAGGTAAATATGACAAATCTTTGCAACGGGACAACCAAAAGGATTGTTCCGGAATGGGTAGTAATAATTTGCGAAATGTGCGGTTGTTCCGCCAATTATCTGTTTGGATTGGAGGATTAAGAAATGAAAAGGATAGTTGAAAGAATAGAGAAAATGACCGACGTTGTTTTTTCTGACGAATGGCAAAACAAGTTCTTTACATGGTCGTTCGGCATAATGTGCGCAATTTGCTTTATTGCCGGATTTTGGAATTATGCCCATTTTCTATTTGCCGGAATGTTTGGGGTTGCAACATATATGACATATAACGAAAAAAAATAATAATATGAGAGCGGAAAAAAAACAGCCGGAAACGGTAAAAGAAATGGTTGGCGCATTGCAAGGCGCAACAAATGCGATGGGAGATTTGGCAAAATCAATGGGGCAATTGCCCGCCGATAAATTCCCGGAAATAAACGATGAACAACAGATTGTCCCCGGATTGGATGCCGTCGAAATAGAACAGCCCGCCGGGGCTTTTGAAATTGTGCCGGGCATGACGGTTGAGGAAATGACAGCAATGTTTTTTGATGGTGCGTTGATTGAACCGCCGTATAAGGTTTGGCAGCTAAACAGCAAAGGACACCGCTATTATTACAAATTTGACGACAACGGAACCCCGGAATTTTATCCGTCGGTTACAACCATTTTGTCGCAGACAATGCCGCAATCGCCATTTCTGATAAAATGGATTGCCGACAAAGGAATTGACGAGGCGGAGCGATACAAGGCAGAACGGGCGGCGTATGGTACATTTATGCACGCCCAATTTGAAGAACTTATAATTAACCGGGTTTATGATTTGGACGGATTGAAAGCCAAATTGAAAGATTATATTGATAACAACAAATTGCCCGCCGATTTCATTTATTACGCTGATGATTTCAAAAAGGATATATTAGCATTTGCGCAATTTGTTTTGGATTATGACGTTAAACCGTTAGCCGTGGAAATTGCGTTGGTACACCCCGTTCATAATTACGCCGGAATGATTGATTTACCGTGTACGATGTTATCAAAGCCCGGTTCAAAAGAATACATAAACGCAATTGTGGATTTCAAAAGCGGGCGCAAAGGATTTTACGAAGAAGCGGAAATTCAGTTGCATTTATATGCGATGATGTGGAACGAAAATTTCCCGGATATTCCGATTGACCGTGTTTTCAATTTCAGCCCGAAAGATTGGCGAAAGAAACCGACGTACAATTTGAAAGACCAAACAGACAGCCCGAACGCAAAGAAAATCCCGTATCTTTTGGAGTTGGCAGCAATTGAGGACGAAAAACGGGATAATACATTTACGGCGGTTTCCGGGGAAATATCATTGGATAACGAACCGGATTTGACAAACAATATTGTTTCGCTGACGTTGGCGGAACTTGTTAAAAGCAAAGCCCCGGCGGAAAAGAAAAAGCCGGAACCGGAAAAAGCCGTTACCGTTGAGGATTTGAAGAAAGACCCGGAACCCGAACCACAACCGGAACCGGAGGAAAAGAAAACCAAGACCGTAAAGAGAACCACACGAAAAACGGCAAAAACGGCGGAAAACAAGCCCGTCAAGGAAAAGAAAACCGCAAAACGTACAATTACACCAAAAAAAGAAAAAGTGGCTAAAATCGAAGAAAAACAGCCTAAAAAGCCGGAACCCGTGACAAAGAAAGATTTGTTGAATACTGAAATTGATATTTGATTATGAAAGGACGTATAAACATAAACAGACCAACCACCGGCATACAACGTGTTGTTTTGCCACGTGTGGGGTTTATCAAAGTAGGGTACAAGGAAAAGGCGGCAAACGGCAAAGAATACCCAAAAAGCGTTAATTATTTTATACCAACCGGAAAGTATGCAGGATTGTTTACGAAAGCATACGGCGAGAAACCGCAAACAATACAGATTGTTTTCCCGGACGACGCCCCGGAAAAGGTTTGCAATGAAATGTACGAATACCGGGACGACGACGGGCGACGCATAGCATACGGCGACGGGGAAACGTTCTTTGTATGGAACGGAAAACAATATTGTCAATATAGTACAAAGGATTATCCCAATTTGATGGCGGGGGTTGCGGAAAAGCACCCCAACCGTGCCGTATTAAACGGCGGCGACGGATGGATTGTAACGTTAACCGTAACTTTCATTATTCCGTTGGTGCGTGGCGTTGGCGGAGTTTGGCAGTTTACGACAAAGGGGACAGCGTCAACAATACCCAATATCCGTGATACATTCGACGCAATATTGCAAGAAAAGGGATTTGTAAAAGGAATTATCTTTGATATGAATGTACAATTTGCAGTTTCTCAAAAGCCCGGCGACCGTTCCCGTTATCCGGTTGTTACGATTGTTCCAAACGAAAGTGAGGGAAATTTGTTTGCGGTAAAAGAAGCATTTAAGCCCGTACAGTTGTTGGAATAAAAAAAAAGTATTATATTTGTGGCGTAAAACAATCGACCGTTACCGATTGAAAGATATTTGCTAATTAGCTACAAAGCCCCTTTTAGATGTGTAACGGCTCTAATTGGGGCTTTTCTTTTTTAATTATGACTTACAATATTTTGATTGACCAAAGATTCGCCGTTGCAAATGAACTGACTATTGTTCAAACAACAACGCTTGCAGCGTGTATGACATTGCCAACGTGGACTAATACAATTACGGTTGATGGCATTGTTTGGTATCAATATTCGGAAACAAAAATGGTAGATGATTTTCCGTTGCTTTTTTCAATCCCTAAAAGAGTTTACAAAAACATTAAAGAACTTGCAGACAGAGGATTTATTGAGTTGAGTTCTTTTGGGAAAACAAAGTATCTAAGATTTACAGAAAAATGTAAAACATGGAACAGAAGCGAAACGGACTTTAATCAGTCCGAAAACGGACTACAAGACTATAATATTAATATACAGCAGTCCGAAAACGGACTAAACAACAGTCCGAAAACGGACTTTAATCAGTCCGAAAACGGACTACAAGACTATAATATTAATAATAATAATATTAATAATACTATAGAGAAAGAGGCTAAAGCCTCAAAAGAAAATCCAAACGGATTTTCACAAGACAATTTTTCAAACGAAGAAAAAACAGTTAAAGCAAGTATTGTTTATGGGTTTACCCCGGAATTGTTGGACGTCAGAAAACAAGTAATTGATAAAGTTGATAATTACTTTGCAAAACTTGTATTCCCATTTGATAGCGATGAATTTAAACGGAACTTTTATATTTTGATGTGTCAACCGAAATGGAGAACGTCGCAAAAGAGTTTTTCAGCGATACAAGCAAACTTAAATGGTTTGAGTAAATACCCGGAAGAATTTGCGCTGATTCTGATAAAAGAAAGCATTTCAAAAGGTTGGGCGGCGTTAGAATATGATTCAACCCCCGAAAAATACGAAAAATGGGAAAAAATGAAACGTTCCGTAAAGACAGAGCAGCAAAGCAGCAAAGAAATTGCGGATATGATGAAGTATTTAAACAATGATTTTGATTGATATGGGAGCTATTGAAAAAAAAGAAAATACGGCTTTAGAAATATATAATACCAAGCCCGGAACAAAAGCCATTGAAGTACGCCGTAGAATGATGCAATTGCCGGAGGTTGCCAAAGCATTAAACCCAGTTGAAAAATATGTTTTCGCAGCGTCAACAAAAACACCAATTGCGGAAATTGACGATGCAAAATTAGTTGAAAATCTTTCGTTGTTGTTTAAGCGTATAGCAATGGACGTTGGTTATATAATACCACAGAATGAAAATGATTGGAATTATATACAATCCCGGTTGTTGGATATTCTGAAACGTTATCACTCTGATATGACGTTGGCGGATATTAAGATAGCTTTTGAGTTGGCGACGACCGGGGAATTAGACGAATTTTTGCCGAAAGATAAACACGGGAACCCGGATAAAAATCATTATCAGCAATTCAATGCGGATTATCTTTCAAAGATTCTGAAAGCATACAAGCAAAAGCAGACAGATGTAATTGACAAAGCATACAAAGCTATACCGGAAAAAAACAATGAAATTTCGCCGGAGCAAATCCGGAGATTTGAGATACAAAGACAATGGCGGAACCGTTATATTTTCCTTTGCTACAAATACACCGGGAAATTAATATTGGGGCTAACTGATGATATGTTTTTGTATGAATGGTTGCAAAAATGCGGGTTAGCTGATGATGTACAAGTTAAAGAGGACGACCGCAAAGAAGCGTTTGCCCGGTATATGCAGCGTGTAGCCCGTGGAATGATAAACCAATATACAGCGTTTCAAGTTCGCCGAAAAGGAACCGAAAGCCCGGAAATTGATTTTACGGCGTTTGAGGTTGCCCGGAAAAAAGAGATTATAAAAGCATTTGACCGGATGATTGCCGAGGAAATGCAAGTTGATAACTACATGAAGTTTTGGATATGACATTAAAAGTATTTACAGCATTTAGCGGTTATGATAGTCAATGTATGGCATTAGATAGAATGAAAATTAATTATGAATTGGTAGGATGGTCGGAAATAGATAAATATGCGATAATGGCACATAATGCAATTTATCCACAATATAAGGATAGAAATTTTGGCGATATATCAAAAATAGATTGGGAAAATGTTCCCGATTTTGACTTGTTTACATATTCTTTCCCATGTACTGACATATCAAGCGCAGGGCAACAAAAAGGATTGGAAGAGGGAAGCGGAACAAGAAGCGGGCTTTTATGGGAATGTAAAAAGGCTATTGAATTAAAACGCCCAAAATATCTATTAATGGAAAATGTAAAAGCATTAACACAGAAAAAGTTTTTGCCATATTTGCATAAATGGCACTCTTTTTTAACGGAAATGGGATATACTAATTTTACTCAAATACTAAATTCAAAAAATTTTGGAGTTCCTCAAAATAGAGAACGTGTATTTATGGTTAGTATATTGGGGGATGCGTGGTTTGATTTCCCTAAACCTTTTCAGTCTGATAAAAAATTAAAAGATTTATTGGATGAAAATGTTGATGATAGATATTATTTAAGCCAACGTTGTTTGTCGTCGTTTATAAGAAAAAATGAGATACAAAGAGAAAAAGGGAATGGATTTACATTTAAGCCCACAAATGGGGATTGTATAGCAAAAACAATTCTAACACACCCAAACGATAGATTAGATGATAATTATATAATTGAACCATTAGAACCAAATGTTTTAACCCCTAAACGAACCGAATACGGGAAGAAAATGCGTAAAGCATACGAAAATTTAGATTTTAAAGAGAGTAGGCATAATATGACTATATTAGAACCAAGAACAGACGGAATAAGTAATACAATAACAACAGTTCAAAAAGATGATTTATTGTATGAACCTATTAATAATAAATATTTTCGTATTAGAAAACTGACTGAAAAAGAATGTTTTCGTTTAATGGTTGTTTCTGATGAAACATATATAAATAAAATCCAAAATTCCGGAATAAGTAAAACACAGCAATATAAAATGGCAGGAAATTCTATTGTTGTGAATGTGCTATATTTTATATTTAAGAACTTATTTAAACAATAATCATGGAACTATTTATTGTTTGCTTTATAATTGGCGTAATAGGTTATTTTACAAAAGCGGGAGGATATAAAGATGAAAATTGAAAAATGTGGAAACATAACATTAATAAACGGGGATTGCATGGAGTTTGTGCAATCCCAAAGTGATAAATCTTTTGATTTGGCAATTGTTGACACGCCATACGGAATTGATTACGCTGCAAAACCTGCAAGGTCAAAGCATGAAAAAAAGAATTGGGATAATGATATACCAAATGATATTTATTTTGACGAACTTTTCAGAATTTCTAATAAATGTATAATATGGGGTGGAAATTATTATAAATTGCCTCCATGCCAATGTTTTATATTTTGGTACAAACAAAATCCGGTTCCTAACTTTTCAGATGGTGAGTTTGCGTGGACTAATTTTAATTGCCCTGCAAAATGTTTTGATTATAGATATTATGGAAATTTACAATGTAAAAGTTCAGTCAAAGAAAAAAAGATACACCCCACACAAAAACCAATAATATTATATGAATGGCTATTACAAAATTTTGCAGAACCCGGTCAAAGGATATTGGACACGCACGGCGGAAGTATGAGCCATGCAATAGCCGCACATAAATTGGGCTTTGATTTAACTATAATTGAAAAAGACCCGGTTTATTATGAACAAGCAAAGAAAAGATTAATTGAGTTTCAAAGACAGCAAGTTCTATTTTAATTATGAAAATTATAACATCTATTTCAAATAATATAAAAGGGATATCAAAGAAAGCGGGAGGTTATATATGGAAAAAAATATAAGAATTTCAGCAGTAGTGGGAATTGACCCGGGAAGCAATGGCGGTATTGTAACATGGCGACCAAATCAAAATATCAAGGCAATACAAATGCCAAAGGATTTAACAGATTTGCGTAATTATTTGGAATATCTGAAAACCATTTGTTCGCCAATTGTCTTTTTGGAAAAATTGAGCGTGCGCCCGGATGATGTAACGCCGGGTGCCGATGGCGTAAATATGGGTAAATTGTACCGAATACAAAAGATGATGGCAAACTTTGAGCAATTGAAAGCAATCATTTCAGTTTGCGACATTCCGTTTGTTATGGTACACCCTATGAAATGGCAAAACGAATTGAAGTTGCGAGCAAAGACGACACGAAAAAAAGAAGAAAAGAACGAGCGAAAACGCAGATACAAAGAGGTTGCCGGGAATTTGTACCCGGAATTGAAACCGACGTTGTGGAACGCCGACGCCACGTTGATAATGCACTTTGGACGATACATTTTGCGCAACAACCCCGGTTGGGTGCGTCAGAATTTACCAAGCAACATGCGCTAACGTTTGTTTTAGCCACGTAGAGCGATTTTAATTTCAAAATGGATAAAATATACATGGAAGAAGAAAAAACCACGCAAATCGAAAATCCGGGAAAAATAACGTTGGAAGAGTTCGCCGAGTTAATCCGACAAATGCGACATAACCAACGCAGATATTTTGCCCAACGCAGACCGGAAATATTGGAAACGTGTAAACGTTTAGAAGGTGAAGTTGATGCAATTGTTGCTAAAATAACAGATAAACAAATGAGGCTGTTTTGATTTATGCCCGGAATGTATAACGTTCCGGGTTTATTGTTTTTTTTGAAAATAAAAAGAAAAAATTTTGGTAGTTAAAATATTATGCGTATATTTGCAGTGTCAAACAATGAAAGACCCCACAGCCTAACCAAAATGCAAAAAGACTGTTGAAAGATTAAGTTCGTAAGAGTAGAAAGTAAGCAACGGTATCTACAAAGGGTTAAATGATGGTTCGGTAACCGATTAAATGAAGTGATAAAGCCAAAATCTTTCAGAGTACGACAAACACCGACCGGGCGGGTTCCCGGATAAATTATAAAACTATGAAGTTATTAGAGATTCACAAAAACGGTATTAATGCGCATAATAATGAAGTTTCATTTTATGGCATAGATTTTCAAACAAAAACATTGATGTTTGATGGAATAGAAAACGTTGAATGTGCAATAGAAATTGCAAAAGAGTTAGGATATAAGATTTCTGAAATACAAATGGTGTTTTGATATGTTTATAGATGAAGTAGGAGCAACCCGGCACGCAATAAGCGACAAAGAGTTGAACGAATTATACAAGCGTTTGGAAAATTTCATTGCTGATTGCACGGTTGAGGAAGCGAAAGAAAGCCGGGACGCATTTGTTAAGGTGCAAACAATGATATACCAAAGAATGAGAGAAACAAAAAAATAATATTAACCGCCGGGGGAAACCCCGGCACAAACCGAGAGCAAAAATGATAGTTAAGAAATTAGAATTGGTAAATTTCCAAGTAATTAAAGAGTTTAACGCAGATTTCGACGGTAACGTTTATTTCATTACCGGAGATAATGAGTTGGGAAAATCAACCGTATTAAAAGCAATTGGGGCTTTGTTGACCGGGAACCGTGACGCCGTATTGAAGAACGGAGAAAGCAAAGGTTTTGCAAAAATGATTGTCGGCGACGACGGAGAGGAATACGAGGTTGAATTGAAATTCACAAAAGCAAACCCACGTGGCACGTTATCAATTAAATCAAAGACAACCGGAATGAAAAGTGATAACGTTTCTATGTTGCAAAAGATTTTCGGTTATACAGATTTTGACGCCGTGGAATTTTCCCGTTGGTCGGAAACCGCCGAGGGACGCAGAAAGCAAATTGAGGTTGTAAAGTCTTTGTTGCCGGAAGAAGTAAGAACAAGGATTGCCGAAATTGATACAACCGTTGCCGGGCTTAAAACAGAACGTACCGGAGTAAACCGAGATTTGAAAACCTACAAATCAATATCAGATGCAGCCGGGCAGGGATTGACAACGCAGGATTTGAAAACGTATGCCAAACCAAAGGACATTACGGAACTGATGAAAGAACAGCAGGAAAACGCAAAGTTGGTTGAGAAAGCAAAGGGCGTGCGTTTACGTATGGAAGAAAGAAAGGGGAGATTGGCAGAGATTCCGGTACGTTTGGCAGCCGCCAAAGATTCATACAATAAAGCAATTGAGGCGGCAAAGAAAGCAATGGAAGAAGCCGAAAAGACGTATAAACAAACCGTTTCGGTCGTTGAAGAAGAAAAGAAAGATTATGAGGGAAAAATAGCAAGTGCCGAAAAATGGTTAACAGATTATGAGGCTTTGAACCCGAATAATTTCGATACAGAAAAACAATTGAAAGAAGCCGAGGAACACAACAAAAAGGCTGCAAAGGTTGCCGATTATCTTTCAAAGAAAAAACAAGCAGACGACAAAAAAGCAGAAGCGGAAAAGATGGATTCAGAAATTGCGGAATTATCCGCCGAGCGTGAAAAACTTATTTCGTCGGCGAAATTACCGATTTCCGGGCTTTCGTTTAGTGATGATGGGTTAGTATTAAATGACGTCCCATTTGTCGCCGGAAAGGTTTCAGATTCGCAGATAATGGAGGTTGCCGCAAAACTGATTATAGCAAGTAACCCAACCGTGAAAGTATTCCGCATTGCGAGGGGCGAAAGTTTGGGCGAAAAGAGATTGCAAGCAATTATTGATATTGCCAAGAAAAACGGGTTCCAAGGATTCATCGAAGAAGTTAAAAGAGGGCAGGACGATTTGATTATTGAGGAATACACAGAAAGCGAGTAATTAACCGGGGCGTCGGTTCCCCGGCGTCCCTTAAACAAAACAACATGGAAGTTAAAGAAATGACAATTGCGGACGTGTTGAAAACACCCGCTTTTTATAATAATCTGAAAGTGGTTATTTCCGATTTGGAAAACACCCGCAGAAAAGCCGGAATGATGGCGGACGCACCATTGAAGCGGCACCCGATAGACCGTTTGCAGGAACGAGGAGTTTTTGAACCGGGACAAATGACGGTATTGTATGCAAATGCAATGGATAAGAAGTTGCAGGGATATTCAAGCAGCGAAAGAAAGTTTATATTGGAAGTTGGCGGCGAAGCGTTTAATATTACAATGAAACAATTGGTTGACCAAGAAAAGAAAGACAATAGTACAGAATTGTTTGTTAAATGTTTGGATAATGAAAAAAAGAGAGATAACAGCAACGGGGATGATTAACAACAACGGCGGTTTGCAAATGTATATGGGCGAATTAAATCAATTCTTTGCAATGCACAAAGGTAGCCGCATAATCGCCCGTTTTACCGTTGCGTCCCCCGGTTCGTCGGAGGCATTGAAAGGGTATTATTTCAATTACGTTGTACCAACGTTTAGAACCGGAATTTGGGAGGCGGGCGAACGTCTGACAGATGAACAAACCGAACGCCGATTGCGTGAGTTGTCCCCGGTAATGTATGAGCAAATACCGAATATTGAAACCGGGGAATATGAAACCCGGTTGCGTAAAATATCAGAGTTGAGCAATGCGGAATTGATAGAACACATTGAGCATTTAAAACAGATTGCCGCCGAGGAATACAGCATATTTATTGACGACCCAAAAAGTTTTTAATTATGTTTTGTAAGTGTAACCAACCCCGTAAATGTTACCCGTTGAAAGATTGGCGGGTTATCCGGTACCAATATACGCCGCACGGATATAGCCGGGTTAAATGTTTGAAATGCGGTTGCGTGTGGATTACACGGGCAAATTATGTTGAACAAACGCCCAATAAAGACGGGCAAAAAAGATTTTTTATTATGAAAAAAGTAACATTGAAAGACAGCAAAGGAAATGAGATAAACGACATTATGAAAGATGTTTTGACGTTCGATTGTGAAACAACCGGGTTGCCCCCAAAGGGCGCAAAATGGGACGTTGATTTTGCGGAATTTCCAAATATTGTGCAATTGGCATGGGCGGTAAACGAAAAGGAACGTTCATTTATCATAAAGCCGGAGGGGTGGGAAATACCGGAGGCCTCAATTGAGGTACACGGAATTACAGCAGAGAGAGCAAACGCCGAGGGCGTCCCATTTGCTGACATTATAGACGAATTTTTGGAGGATTGCAAAAAAGCCCGTTTGTTGGTCGGACATAACATTTACTTTGATACGTCAATTGTAAAAGCAATGATATTGCGCATTATGGGTCGTGAATATTACGACGCAAAAGCGGAGGACGCATTGTTTAAGGGCAAACGAATTGATACGATGATGAAAACAATTAAATTTGTTGGCGCATTGTATGCAGACGGACGTCCGGGCAAATATCCGAAATTGGAGGAACTTTACAACAAGTGTTTCCCCGGCGAAACATTCCCGGCGCATGATGCGTTGGAGGACGTGAAAGCCTGCAAACGTTGTATTCCGGTTTTGGTGGAAAATGGTATTATAGAACTGAAACCAAAAGAATATCCGGCGGAACAATTGAAGTTTAACCCGGAACCGGAACCCGCAAAGACCAAAAAGGTAAAAAGGGAAGTTTTAGTTCACGACCCGAAACCGATATTTGCACCGGATGCAGAGCCGGAAAACAAGGTTGCAAAATTGTTAAATGAAACAGACTTTTAAATTATGAACGAAAAAAAAAATGTGCATTGATTGCGTGGATTATCCGGTATGTTGTTTGTCCGGTCGTTGTGCTGATGATGAACCGTGCGAGTATTTCCAAGAAGAAACCGACCCGGAGGAACCGGGAAACAATAAAGATTAAAAATTATGAGCGAAAAAAAACAAAATGTTATGCCGATTCCTACAAAGGAAAAGTTTTCATTATCGAAAGTAAAGTTATTGAAAGATGGCGGGTTAGACGTACATTATGAAGTAACGGAAGTTGTCGGAAATGAGAGTTACACGAACAAATACCATGTATTGAGTGCAAAAGACATACACCCGGATTTGCGTCATTTGTTTAATGATTTGCGCCCGATTATGGGACGTGTATTCAACATAACGTCATTTAAAACCATGATGGCAACGCCGGAGTTTAAAGCAACAAAGAAACAAACAGATATTGCAGCCGCATTTGCGGAAGAATGTTTGGACAATATAGAGGTTAGGGGCGTTTCTTTGTCCGGGCAAGATGATAACGTAGGCGTCGTTTTAACCGGATTGTTTACCATATCAAACAATCAGAAAACAGCAATCAATACCCCACGAATGAAATATAACGTTGAAGCGTTCGGTTTTGAGGAAGAGTTGGAAAACATTGTTTGCGATATTGAAAACGAGGTTTACGAATTTCTGTTTGAGGGCAAAAAGGCGCAAATGGATTTGTTCGGGGCTGATGGGGAACCAAACCCGTTAGTTTACGTAAATGATGCAGACAACGAAAATGAAAATGATATGTTCCCGGAAATGGCAGACCCGGCGGACGATACAGACAATATGTAATGGAGCCAATATTGTTGACCGAGCGTTGCGAATATGAATATTGCGTTGCACGTGGTTACGAACCGTTATTGGATATTCGTAATTTTCGGTTAGATATACGGTTGCGTGTTGAGTTACAACGGGAATTGTTCGGGAATTGCGTTTTAGGACGTGGCGACATTCCCGTTGCCAACCAACGGTTTTTTAGGTGGATTTGGGAACATAAGCCGCACCAATGCGAAGAATGTTTGAAGCCATTGCACAACTATTCCGCCGTATATTGTTCGCATATATTGACCCGTGGAGCGTTTCCCGAAATGGCGCATGATGCAAGAAATATAAATATACTATGTTTTGAACATCATTCATGTTGGGAGAATGGGGATAAAACGAAAATGCGTATATATTCCGGCAATATGAGAATGATTGAATTAATGAAAAATGAGTATGCAAATTTGGAAAGATATTGAGGGTTACAAAGGACATTATCAAATTTCTAATTATGGCAATGTTCGTTCCTTAAAAAAGGATGCGTTTCTAATGAAAGGCGGATATTTGAAAGGATATAAAATAATTAGTTTATGGAAAAATGGAACCGGGAAAATGTTCCGTGTTCATAGATTAGTTGCGGCGGCTTTCATTCCGAACCCGGAAAACAAACCATGTGTTGACCATATCGACGGCGACCGAGCCAATAACCATGCGGACAACTTGCGTTGGGTTACGGTTAAAGAAAATCAGAATAACCCAATAACAAAATCTAAATGGATTGGAAAAAAAGCGAAACCGCACCACGAAAAAGCGGTTGAGCAAATAAAAAACGGTATTGTTGTAAATGTATTTGTTAGCATACAAGAAGCCGCCCGAAAAGGCAATTTTTCGGCAACGGCAATTTGTAAGGTATGTAAAGGGAAAGGAAATTTGCATAAGGGTTATAAATGGAGATATAAAAAATGAGAATCAAAAAGAGGCAACCCGATTACGGGGCAATTTCCCGCCGTTCAATCAAAAATGATTTCAGACGGGTACAAACATACCCGGAAAGGGAGAAACGCCCGCAAATCGAAAATCCGCCCGAAATAAATGCAGAAAGACGGGTTTTGTTTGTTGGCGAAAATTCAGGTTATTACAAATTGCGTTCTTTCATTGTTGGTAAATTGGTTCGATTAGTTCAAAAATCAAGCGTCGGCGGTTGGGTTTGTGAGTTCGTACACGACGACGACCGAAAAGCGATAAACCATGCCGCCGGATGGTCGGACAATAAGAAACAATATTTGTTGGATTGCGTAAAATTCAAGTGACATGAAAATAAAATCAAAAACCGGATATAAAATTGCGTTATACACGTTCGTGACGTTGACGGTTGCGTCTTATATGTGGGCGTTGTATAGTATCATTGTTTGGATAATTAAAGCGTTTTTTGTATGAGTGTAAACAAGGTTATTTTATTAGGACATACCGGGAAAGCCCCGGATTTTAAGGAGTTCGACAACGAGGGTTGCGTGGCGACCTTTTCGTTGGCAACCACGAAACGAGGTTATACCACAAAGGACGGGCGGCAAATCCCGGAGCGTACCGAATGGCATAACGTCGTATTGCAAAACGGGTTGGCAAAGGTCGCCAATCAGTACGTCAAAAAGGGCGACAAACTGTATATTGAGGGCGAATTGAGAACCCGGAGTTATGACGATGCGCAAGGCGTCAAACGGTATGTTACCGAGATATTCGCAACCGATATGGAAATGTTGACCCCGAAAGCGACCGGAGCCGGGGCGCAAGTACCGCCGCCGCCCGTGCCGGATGCACCCGCCCCCGACGGAAACGACGATTTACCATTTTAAGCCGTGGACGATATGGGTACGATAAACGGACGGGTTATTTACAGCCCAAAAGGTAAAGCCGGGGAATACGCCGAGAACGCCGCCAATTTCTTTGTCGGTTGTTCCAACGGTTGTACTTACTGTTATTTGCGCAAAGGTCGTGGCGCAAAAGTATTGGGAGGCAGTCGCCCAGAGTTGAAAAAGACGTTGCGGGAATATCCATACGCTTTGGATATTTTCAAAAACGAATTGTTGGCGCATAAGGAGGAATTGCAGAAAACGGGGTTATTCTTTTCGTTCACGACCGACCCGTTGTTGCCGGAAACGGAACGGTTGACCCGTCAAGCGGTCGGCGTTTGCCAACGTAACGGCGTCCCGGTTAAGATATTGAGCAAATGCGCCGAGGGGTTGAACCGCTTCATTGATTTTGCCGAGGCGTCCGAGGGTTGGGACGTGTCCCGTATCGCTTTGGGCGCAACGTTGACAGGTTGCGACGAATTGGAGCCGAACGCCGACCCAAATACGATGCGGGTTAATGTGTTGGCACGGGCAAAACGCCACGGGTTCCGCACCTTTGCAAGCGTGGAGCCAATCCCGCCGGGAATGTACGACCGGGCAATTGGGATAATCAAATTGTCGTATCCGTTCGTTGACCTGTATAAAATCGGGTTGCAGAGCGTCGGAAGATATCCGAAACGGGAAATACGATTGATTTACGACACGATTACGGAACATTGGGAGGGACGCCCGGAACAACCCCGTATCTATTGGAAAGATAGTATTGTTAATCCGTTGGGGATTGACCGGGGAGAATTGCCGGGGTATTGTGTCCCTGTTAATTGGGATTTGTTTAACAATGAAAAGTGAAATACGGGTTGAGGTTCCCGCCGATTGCCGATTGGTCGGAGTAAGGACGGACGGCGATGTTGTCGTTATCATTTACGAGCCAATCCAAAACGTCCGGCAAATTGGATTTATCCATTACCCGGAACCAGACGACGAAACCGAGGAACCCGAAAATAAAAAGTAAATATATGCAGTACAGCAATAAGGATTACAACCCGGAAAAGCACGACCGTTGGCGTGCGTTGACCGTAAAACAGCCATACGCAAATGATTTGGTAACGGAGGCGTACAAGGACGAAAACGGTATTGTTTACGGGAAAAAGACAATTGAAGTTCGGAGCAAAAACACGTCCTACCGTGGCGACGTGCTAATATGTTCCGCAGCGTCCCCGGTTTATCCGGGAATGGAAAGCGGCGTTACTTTGGGATTGGTTGAGTTGTACGACGTAAAGCCGATAAAAGAGTTTACGCCGGAGGATTGGGAAAACACCCGGATTCCAAAGGAAAAGAGGGCGAAAATAACAAAGGGGTTCGGATGGATGATGCGCAACCCAAGACGTGTTATTGAAATGCCAATTAAGGGGCAATTGGGTATCTATAATCTCGTATATACAAAAGATTGTATATTGCCGTACCCCGTGGCAATGGTAATGGATAAAAAGGGTTATGAATTAGCAAGAAAGGAGGCACACAATGAGTAATGACAAACACACCGTCCAAACAGGCATACACGTTGGGCGGGTCGGCGTCTATGTTTACGCCCGTGAGTATTGGCAATATCATAGTTGGCAATTTGGGGTATCCATTGATGCAATAAACGGTTACGACCGTTATGTTGATATTGAGGCGAAAATATTGTTTTTCGGCATTGGCATACGGTTTATATGGATTAAAAGAAAGGTAAAACGATGAAAGCAAAGATTTTATTGTTATCTTTGGCAACGCTTTTGTTGGGTGCGTGTCAAAGCGAGAACGAACCAACGGAAACATTTTATTTACTACAAAAACCCGAGAGCATGGAAGAAAGAAACGAGTTTGTAACGAATACCACGGCGGCAATGATACAGATAAACGCCCCCCGGTATAATTGCGAGATTGTCGAAACCGCATTAGCGGGCGGCGATAGGGTACGAATTTGCGTAAAAGGCGCAAAGGACGATTTGGACGCATTGTTTGACTATGTAAACGAAGCGGGCAAAGAATGAGAGTAAAGCAACCCGAACCGTTCGACCCAAACAGAGAGTACAACCCCGGCGAACGTTGCGTTTACCGGGGTATGGTATTGATTGCCGAGATATGGACGGCGGCGGATGCACGATTAGCCAACAACAACCCCGCAATATTTACGCAACGTTGCGTTCGCTGCAAAATCCAAAGGGAAGATTGCCCCGGAATAGGTAGGCAATGCGATAAGTACAACAGAACCGACCGAAAAACGATATTTTGGCGGTTGGCATATCCGAAAACAGTAAGAACGAATAAAAAATTAGAGCATGACAGAAAGTAAGTTAAACCCGTTTGATGCGGAATTGTTGGTTATGATTGGCGATATTGCCAAAAGCCAACCGGAGGTCGAGGAAAAACCCGACCGTTACGAAATCACGGTTGACACAACCGAGATACAGGGAAACGCAATTGAAGCACTAAAACAGGCAGTCGCCGGACGATTGGGAAAACGCTTGTTAGTTACCCACACGTTAGACGCCGCCGTTGTTTTCAACGTCGAGTACGACCCGACGGAATACCCGGAACAAATCCGCACCCGGTTAGTTGAGCCGGACGCCACGGCGGGAACCCGATATTGCCGCACGTTGTTAGAAGTTGACGCAATACAGGTACGCCGGGACAATTTGGACGACCTGTTGAGATTTACCGGAGGCGGAACCATGACGATACCGAGAACCCCAAACGGGCGGGCGTTTTATTCGTTCACGGACGGCAACGGCATTTTCATTGACGCCCCGGAAACGTACTACATTGTCCGGGAGCCGGACGGACGATTGGCAATCCTTCCGGAAAGAGAGTTTAACCGGGAGTTTGAGCCGAAAGGCGTAAGCGTACCGAAAGAACCCGGCGATAAGGGATGCGGGAATTGCGCCAACTTTACAAACGAGGACGTCAACGGGAACGGTTATTGCGAGGCGTTCAAATGCGAACAATCGTGCGGCGTTATGCCGTGCCAAGAGTATAAACCCAAAAATCAATAAAGCGATGAACAAAAGAGAAAAATTTTTGAAAGAGATTGCCGAGGTTATCAACCGTAATTCGATGGAGGCGTATTTTAACGATACCCCGGATTACATATTGGCGAAAGTCGCAGTTGTAGCAATGGAGAATTTCGCCGAAGCGTCCGCACGGAGGGAATTGGCACGGGTTAAAGAAGCCGATAAGCCGGGCGAGGTTGTGCGGAATGAGGATTGCGGCAATTGCCCGGTTCGGGGGATTTGCCCGGAGCATAAGAAGCCGGAGGCGTTCGACGTCCCAAAGGAGGTGCAAGCAATGGCGGAATTTTTCGGCAAGATGTTCCCCGGTTCCAAAGTAGAAATACACCGGGTCGAAATGCCGAAAAGGAACCCACGGGATAAACGCCGGAGAAATAACAAACGCCACGGGAAAGGAGGTAACAAATGAGCCGCCGAACAATTGTAAGAACCGACGCCGAGATTGACGAACAATTGAATATCGCCGCCGACGGTATGAACGACGGTTCCAAATATCCGGGTATGAGTTACGAGGACGGAATACAAGCGTTTGCCGATTGGTTATTTGGGGATACGAACGATAAACCGTTTGAGGAATGAAAAAGACAAACAGTTGTTCCGGGACAATCCCGGATATGCCGACCGGATGCGCCCCAGATAATCGACGCCCCGAAAAGATATGCGGAACGTGTCGATATTTTAACCCGGAATTTCCGGTAAATGGAAAGCCCGCCCCGGTATGTTTGGCAATAAAGGAAATGAAAGGGGGAACGGAATACACCAACCCCCGTGGAACGCAACATTATTTTCGTTGCTCAAATGGGAGATACGAAAACGGTATAGGACAATAGGCATAAAAGCCCCGGAAACAAAGCCGGGGTTTTGCCGTTTATATACATGAGAGTACAAACGTTTGGCAATGCACCGGAAAAGCCGTAAATTTGCCCCGTGGTTGAAAGATAACCATTAAGACGATAAAAGTATTGAGTTAATAACAAAAGCCTCTTAAAATGGAAATTCCCCGCAAATAACTTGCAAATGAAAAACATTTATTATCTTTGCAAAAAAAAGATATGGAAGTTTGGAAAGATATATCCGGTTTTGAGAATTACCAAATATCCAATTATGGTAATGTAAAAAGCCTCAATTATGGAAGAACTGGAAAAAGTAAGTTGCTAAAGCCAACAGTAAGCGGTAAGGGCTATTTGCAAGTAAGGTTATATAAGTCCGGCAAACTAACTGCATTAATGGTACATAGATTAGTTGCAATGGAATTTATTCCAAATCCAAATAATTGGAAACAAATAAATCATAAGGACGAAAACAAGTTTAATAATAATGCCAATAATTTGGAGTGGTGCGATAATCAGTATAATAATACATATAACGGCAAACATAATAAAATTGCTAAAGCTGTAATACAACGTTCAAAAGCCGGAAACGAAATTGCCCGGTATAAATCCATAAGGGAAGCGGAAAGAAAAACGGGAATAAAAAATATAACGATTACCCGATGTTGTAAAGGAGTATATAAAACGGCGGGCGGCTATGTATGGGAGTACGATTTGACAGCAAAGGAGGTTTGACTATGAAAAAGAGAAAGAAGCCATTAGGCTATAATAAACGTTCTGAGGAACAACGAATTTACGACATTCGGTTTTGTTCCGATTTGTTTTTGCGTGGGTATTCGTACCGGGAAATTGCGGACGCATTGAACCGGGATTTGTCCGCCCGTGGAATGGGTTATACAATAACCTTTCAAATGGTTTATTACGATTTGCAACAATGCCTTATCGAATGGAAGCGGGAACGGTTGGACACAATCGACGAATATGTTACACAGGAATTGCGAAAGTTGGATAAAATGGAGCAACAAGCGTGGGAGGCGTGGGAGGCGTCGAAAACCGGAAAGATGCGCACCAAAGAGAAAACCAACCGGGGGCGTCCTATCAAAACGGATGCGACCGACGGCGACCCGAGATCGGAAGAGCACACGTCTGAACTCCAGTCAC